ATCAGGGGGAATCAGCTTCGCCCTGAGCTGCTCATTGGGGCGATCCCAGCAGGTCTCACAGACCAAATAGTTTAGTGTCTGTAGTTTTGTCCCCTGCCATTCGACCTTGAAGCGAAGCTTGTAGTGATTGTACCAAAGGCCGCAATCGTCGCACACGGCGAACGCGCGAGGCGCCTGCGGATTGGTGACGGCGCGGCCCGATCTTGAAGCGTATCCCATTCTTCACTCCTCTAGGGCCGGAAATAGCTGCTGAGGGACGGCATGATATAGAGCTGGCTATCCTCGACATCCTGTGTGGCGGCGTACTTATACGCCTCTTCGTAGTCGGCTTTAAGGTCCCCTATTGTCGCCGGCGGCGGGGGCGGATAATGCCGCGCCAGCCGCTTTGCGATGCCGGCGCAGCCGGCGTCCAAAAAGCGGTTAATCCATTCCGGCTGCGGCGCGCCATTCAGGGAAAAGTCCTGTATCTGGCGATAGCGGAAGAAATTAAGGTTATAGACCTGATCCGGAACCGGCCAGAGCGTAATGCTGGGCGCCGCCAGCCTGTCATACCAATAGATGGTCGGCCTGCCGGGCGTCGTCTTATTGGGATAGCTCATATATTCCGATCGGGATATCGGGGATATCCTTAATTCAGTCTGCGATCCGTCTGTCTGGATAAAGCCTATGGTGACATCGAGAACCATGATGGTGGTCGCGGGCACGGCATAAACAGCCGTTCCAACCACAGTTGGGATGGTCTGCTCGTCAACTGTCCATAGGTTCGGCCCGCGATTATTCCACTCAACCTGCATCAGGGACGCTTCAAAAGCTCCGGTCATCAAGTGCTCAGGCTTGATATCGGGGCCGCGCTTGCCGATGCGCGACAAGGCGTTCAGCAGAACTTCGCCGCCGCTTGGGGCAAAGCCATATGTCCCAGTTGTGGTCATTCTATACCGCAGTCTGGTAGTATTGCGTGAATACGCCCTTGACCGACCCTGTCCCGCTATTGAGCAGGACGCGTCCCCATAGCGGGGCGGATGGCATGGTGATCGTCATATTTGCGGTTACGCCGACCGCCGGGGAAATCGACGAATCCCATACCATCGAATAAGGAGAGACAGAGTTTATCAGGCTGTTTGGATCGTCATTCGACGCCTGAAAGGTAAAGTTGGCCGTCCCTGTAACTTGGAACTGCGCCCCGGCCGCGGGCATCGCCCATTCGTCAAAGCGGACCCATGGCGACGCCGCGATGGTGGTCGTGCCAACGTACACATTGGCCGCCGCCGCCTTGTTCCCCGTAATGGATGTAACCGTCAGGTAATCCAAGACCGGGGCGGCGTCACCATTGTTCGCCCCAGCAATGGTCTCGCTGATGGCGTTGCCGGCCCAGTTCGTCCCGACGATCGTCCATGTCAGGCTGGTATCGTTGCCGGTCGAGTGGATGAGGATGCGCCGCGGAGTATCCAGCGTCGCCACGCCGCCGGACGCCAGCGTCCCATTAAGATTTAGCGCGCCGGCGGCGGCCAGCGTCTGCGATGTGGCGATATTGTTGTTGGCGGCCGAAGCCAGCGGGCCGACCGAAACAGAAATTGCGCGCATTACTTTTTCCTCCGTATCCGGCCCCCGCGCCGCTCGTCGGGCCATCCTGTCATAGCCGGGTCTTTCAAAACCTTATAGGGGTCTTCTCCCCGTTCTTTCATGTATTTGAAGTTCTTTGATGCAAGATCAGACAGCCTCTGCGATCCCGATCCGCGCTGGAACGCGTCGTCCATGGCGTCCTGAAATTGATCTTCGCGAGAATAATCCTTCCCCGATGTTTCCCCAATGCGCCGGTCGACCGCTGGGGTTGGGCCGCCGCCGGCGCGCCTAGCGCGCCCCAGATGCGGCTTATGCGCGCCGCCGTCAATCTTCCCGCCTTCGGCATGCGGCCGGTATTTTTTGAACGTCTTAGCCAAGGACACCATCTGCTTCATATGCGGATTGGACGACTTGGCCGCCTTCGCCATCTTTTTGGCGGGTATTTTCTCGCCCTCAGGAACCCCCAGCGCCCGATGCAGCGCCCCGGGATGTTTGACAGCATGCTGCATCCACTTCGCCAAGGTATCCTCCTATCTCAAAAAGGAACGCCGCCCGATCTTTTGGATCGAGCGGCGACCGTACCGCAAACGAGCCCTGTGAGGCTGGTTACAGAGCAGGCTTGCTCTACGGCGTTCCCTCGCTTTCCGGCATCAAGTGCCTCTGCTTTGGCTTGACGCCGGCGTCATGCGTCACCGGATGCAGGTCGGCGCCGCCGCCATGCGTCCTGCCGCCGCGCTTGCGCATATGCCGCCCGAGATGCGGCTTGTGCTCCGCTCCGTCAATCGCGCCGCCATGCTTTCTTGGAAGCCGGCCGCCGCGCTTTTCCTCCGGAACATGGGTTTCATGCAAGGCGCCGCCCTGCGCCCGATGCAGCCGGTGGCTGGCGTGGTGGATCGATCCTCCGCGTCGCAGCGAGCCATCGGGGGCATTATCCGGCTGCGCGCCATGAAACTCCTCGACGACGTTCTTGTGGACCGCATTGGCGTGGCCGCCGCGCGAATGCTTGACGTGCCCATGCGGGTGCATATGGACATGATGCCCAGCGTGCTTCGGAACCTTGCCGCCGCGCGCCCGGCACTCCTCTTCTCCTGTTTTGCCTTTCATGGCGGGACTCCTCAGAAGCCGGCGTACTGCGAGACGCCGAACAGGCCAGTGGACGACTGGAGATTTGGACCGAACGGCGATTGGATCACGCCCAGCCGCAGCGTGCCGTCCGACGAAGTCTGCACGGCGTAGGTCCCGCGCACGTCGCCTGTGGTCGCCGTAGCAGTCGTCTTTACCGCGGCGACGTAACCGGTAGCCGACGTAATCGCGGCGTTGTTCATCATCAAGGCCGTGTCAGCGCCGACGCCTACGCCAATCTGGAACTGATCGCTGCGCAGGGGGAAGCCGAAGATATCGAGCGTCCCAACTGAGTAGTTACCAGTTCCGTCAGTCTTGCTGGGCGTCACGCTTTGAATGTACTTGAACGCCTTGGCGCCGTTGGTGGTCGTCGCGCTGGTCCCGGACGTGGTGATCGTCTCCGTCATCGGGTAGCCATACACATCGAGGCCGTTGACGGTGAATACCGTCGCATTGACTTGGCTGGTCGTCGATGTAATCGAGACCGCCCGAGCGATCATGGCGCCGGGATGATAGAGCCTGATCGTTCCGACCTGCCCAAGGGGGATGGCTGACGGGAAGCTGGTGAAAAGCCCCGTCACCGTGTCGCCGGTGGCCGTCGCCGCCGCATTGGCGCTCATGTAATAGGTGCCGATGCCGCCATTGCCTGTTCCAAATCCGGTGATGGTTGTCCCGGTCGGGATATTGCCGGCGGTCGTCGCGTCGGTAAGAACCATGCCGATCGTGATGCCGATCGGGTTGTTCCCGCTGCCGGTCCCCATCGCCGTAACGGTCAGGATGTTGCTGCCGGAAGTCAGATTGGCGGTCGAAGACATCGCCAGCGGGTCAAGCTCGATAAGTCCAGTTACGAGCGCCCCGGTGTCTGATCGCGGCACGGACACGCCGACCGCGGCGCCGGTGGTGTTGGCCGAGATAAGCGTCATCGCCGTGTTGGCGACGATATGCGCGGCGACTGATAGCTTGGTGGTCAATTTGGTCATTGGCGGCCCATAGACCGAAAGGACGCCATTGGTCCCGAGCCATCCCAGCGTCTGGGAGCCGAAATTCTGGCCCGGGGCGTAAGTGAACGCCGGGCGGGGGTCGAGGATGCCGCTGCCGCCCCAAAACAGGGACGTGGCCTGTTCCGGGTTGTTATCGCCGGCGCCGTAGCCGGCGCCAAACCCGACAATGGGGCCAGTGAAGGCTGAAATGGTCATTCGCTAGGCCGCCTTCTTCCTGTTACTGGACCGGGAAGCTGCCCCAGATCGGCCGCCAGTCGAAGAAGCCGAACGAGTAGCGCTCGTATCCCTTCACCAGCAGGTTATCCGTTGTGAAATCGACCTGCATGTCCATTTCGAACGCGACGCGCTGGAGGTAAAGCAGGCCCTCCTGATCGGTCAGAACGAACCATGCGGTAGCTGAAGTCAGGTAGTCGTGGACCAGATGGCCGTCCGGGATGCCGCCGCTGGTCTCGGGGATCGCGTTGATGTCGTTGTCCGATGTTCCGGGCCGCAGCGTCGTTTTGAGGAGGCGGATCGCCACCGGTTCAAGGGCGACCGGAACGATCAGCTTTCTCGCGCGCGCCTGCATGCGGAGGCCGGCGTTGTCACGGAACAGCAGCCGGATCGACGCCTGCGCCTGCAAAAGGCTGGCCTCGTTAAGGTCCATATCCACCGTAAAGCGGTTCTGGACTGTTCCTGTGTCGATCGGGTGCGCCGTCGAGCATAGCGGCTGCTGGTCGCCAAGAATCATCGGGTTGTAGACGGTCGCCGTATTGAGGACATTGGCGCCGTAGATTTCCTTGGTTTGGTTGAATGACTTTTGCAGCCCGAGATTGGATGGGCGCCACTGCCTCTTGTAGAGGTTGTCGTCGATCATCCTGCGGGTGAAGGCGTACCCGAGAGCGATTTCCGTATGGTACTGGTTGTAGATGAACCGTTCGCCGGCCTGATTGTCGAAGGTGGTCGGGCCGCCTTCATTCTTGAGCGCGGCCAGCCCGAGGTAGCGCATCGACGCGGTTCGCTCGACCGCCATGTACGACCTGTCGACATGGAAGATTTTTGGATAAATCCGGTCGAGGTCCTTGTATTCGCCGGTGACTTTTCGCAGCCCCGGGAAAAGCAGGTCGTAAGCCTGAGCAACAGTGACGGCCATGGTTCAGTCTCCTAGCCCTGCGCCTTAGATGCCAGCCAACTGTCGGTAGTCTTGGTTGTTGAAGGTGACGTAGGCCCAGTTGTAGGCCGACGTTGTATCGGTTCCGGGCGCCGGGGGCGGCGGAACGTCGATCAGGTTGACGATCCTGAAGGGGTAGTAAGCGAGGGGCGCTGGGGTGTAGTTCGAAATATCCAGATAGGCGCCGGAGCGCCCATTCAGGACTGTGCTGCCGGAGCCGATGGCGAACTGCGCGTTCTGCCCGACCATAGCTTGCGTGATTTGGGCGTTGCCTTGGCATCGGAAGACCATCAGAGGATCGTCGATGATCTTGCAGCTTGCATCGGCCGTTGCGTCGGATGTCCCGGGCCAGTATCCCCAGACGGGACGCCTGAGGCTGGTGCTTTGGTACTCGCAGCCGACAAAAATCCCGGCGATCGGCTGATAGACGGTCGCCGTGCCGGTGTCGGTGGATTGGGTCGCCGGGAAATTGAGGGTAAACGAGGTTGTCGACGCCGTAAGGATTGGCCCCCATGCGCCGTTGATGCCGGTGGCGGTGGAAAATCCTGAGAACACCA